AAACAAACTATCTAAAACGTACAATGTTTTTAGACCCGGAAGGCCCTGTAACAGTACAACGATTTGAAGAAGTTAAGTATCCAAGACTTGCTAAGTACGAAGAAACAGCACGTGGATTCTTTTGGGTTCCAGAAGAAATAAGTTTAACAAAAGATAAGATTGACCACAAGGATAGTAGTGATGCCATTAAGCATATCTTTACTAGTAACTTATTGAGGCAAACTGCGTTGGATTCTATACAGGGTCGTGCACCAAGTCAAGTATTCAGCCCAGTCATCAGTATTCCAGAACTTGAAGCATTAGTTAGTAATTGGAGTTTCTTTGAAACTAATATACACTCAAAATCTTACAGTCATATTATTAGGAACGTATATGGTGTTCCTAAAGAAGAATTTAATAAAATTCACGATACCAAAGAAATAGTAGAAATGTCTGCTAGTGTAGGTAGATACTATGATGAATTGCATCAATTAAATTGTTTAAAAGAATCTGACCCAAGTAAAGTGGGACATATGGAACACATTAAAGCAATATGGATGGCATTGAATGCCAGTTACGCACTAGAAGCATTACGCTTCATGGTAAGTTTTGCAACAAGTCTTGCTATGGTAGAGAACAAGATTTACATTGGTAACGGAAACATTATCTCCTTGATCCTGCAAGATGAGTTGCTTCATACAGAGTGGACTGCATGGTTGATTAACAATGTAGTTAAAGATGATCCACGATTTGTTATTGCTAAACAAGAATGCGAACGTGAAGTATATGAACTATATATGGATGTTATCCGTGAAGAAAAAGAATGGGCACACTATCTATTCAGTAAAGGTGTTGTTATTGGTTTAAATGCAGATATACTTTCAGATTTTGTAGACTATACTGCATTTAGTAGACTGAAAGATATTGGTATTAAATACAATGAAAATCATCCAAAACATAGCCCTATCCCGTGGTTCAATAAACACGTGAATATCAACAAGAAACAATCAGCACTACAAGAAACAGAAAGTACCAACTATGTTATTGGCGTTATGTCAGATGTAGTTGAGTACGATGAATTACCAGTATTATAAGGAAATAAGATGAAAGCTATTGTATGGAGTAAGTACCACTGCCCTTATTGCGACCAAGCAAAGGCATTGTTAACTAGCAAAGGTATCCAATTTGAAGAAAAGAAAATTGGAGATGGATACACCAAAGAAGAATTACTAGAGGCAGTTCCAAATGCCCGAACAGTACCGCAGATTTTCCTAGACGGAGAATTAATCGGAGGGTTCACCGAACTCAGAACAAAATTAACAGAAAGCGTATAATGGAAGTTGGAAAAGTATATACATTTAAATTAAATAGCGGTGAAGAACTAATCGCTAAAGTTACAGGACTAAACAACGGTGACGGTTATTTGACAATAACTGAACCAGTAAGTATTGCACCCGGACAAAAGGGAATGCAAATGATTCCTAGCATGTTTACCGCAGAACCAGGTGGAGATGTTACACTAAATACTAATAGCGTTTCCGTTTTTGCTATCACAGAAGATAGCATTAAGATGAAATACATTGAGGCTACTACTGGGATTCAACTTCCAGAAAAGAAAATTATATTAGGATAAAATGCCAAAATTAAGTCGTAAAGGTGATAAAAATCAAACAGGTGGTGCCATAATACGTGGAGCCGGAACTGTTATTGCCAACGGCATTAATGTGGGATTGCATGTTAGTACAATGACACCACATGCCCCATTTGGTCCTCCCCACCCCCCGCATGCAGCCGCAACAACTACCGAAGGTAGCCCTACAGTATTTGCTGAGGGATCACCGGTATTAAGAGTAGGATCAGGAAATAGTTGTGGACATAGCATAGTTGAAGGCAGCCCTAACGTAGTTGTCCCATGAGTTATACCCCGTTAAAAATTAATGCAATGGGTTCTCTGTTGCAAGATGTAGGTCTATATATAAATCCTAATGCACAGTCGTACATGGGTACCAGTACGTCAGTTACTAATTATACCCCGGGCACAATAATAGATACTACAGTACTATCCACTATTACTAACGCTATGAATGTAGCATTCCCGTTGATTAACGCAGGCATCACTCAGGGTGAGTATAACAATCTTATAAGCATAGGTTCTACTACAATACCTGCACTAGGTAACGCTAAACCTAGCGCATATATTAATGCATATACTGGGCAGAATACTCGTCACGGATTCTTACGACTAATTGCATGGCAAGCACATAAAGACTTTTACATCAACAACGGTAGTTACAGTGATTTTTTAGCAACATTTAATGCAATGCACGGTAGAAAAACTCAGATGAATGAGACTATTAAAGCATTGAACAATTCATTAACATTTTTAGATGGCATCTATAGTAACATGAATGACTTGATTACTGCTGATATAGCCGGTATCAATCTAAGTACATTCTATTGGGGACAAGATTTAATTGCTGTGGGCAAAGCAATAGATTTGAAATATATCTCAACGTTTGGTAATCCAGATGACTTGTTAAGAACACTGTACAAGAATGGTGCAATCACACAGTCTATTAATTTAGGTTTGCTAAGTGCCGGAATGACTTCTAACGATATTAATAATATATTCAATGGCACACCCGCAACACCAGAGCAACAAAAATATATATATGCTACATTTTGTTTGATTATTAATGATGACTTGACTGATGTATTGACTCCGTTAAATTGTCAAACTACAGGACTAATGATGTTAGCAGATTTATTAGACCCTAAGAAGTTGTTTCCAAATAGTTATCAATCATTAACTACCCCGGTATTCAATGGGACACCCTTACCAACTAATAGCAAAACATACTATTTGATTTATAAAAATGGTACAATAGATGCGGTACCGGGATTGAATATAGGTGAAAGATTACAAAACATTATACCACCTGAACTATCATATTCATGCGATGCATTTAGTAGAGCCATGATGCAGGTTCGCAATATTCAAAATATGGATATAGAGAAATTCAGTCAGGTTGTATTCAATTTGGAAAACGTTAACGGTTTGGGTGTAGGTGGAACGAATATCCCGACTAACACAGAGTTAGCAAATGTTGCTATAAATGCAGTGGCAAAAGGATCCGGCACTAACGGATTATATACAATGTGCGACTTCTTTGGAAGCATGACGGATATACACTATGATTGGGCTGAGTTACAAACACAGATTAGAGCATTGCAGTCTACTAATTTGTTTGCTATTTACAATAATATCAATAGCTTGTTGGGTGGGTTTGGACCATATGGTTCATTGCAAACATTGATTGATTCTGCTAATGCTGAAATATATAGTATAATGATTGCTAATCCTACCCTAGCTACTAAGTTGAACTCATTGTATAGTAGCTTTGGTGAGTATATAGCAAAAGAAGAAAACGCTAGATTATTAGCATTGAGTACAATTGATGACCTAACAAGTACTACTAGTGATACAATAAACTTTATTGATAGTTTATCTCAATACGCCACAGAGACAGAAATTAAAGAATCTGCATTAGTTATAGAAAATATATCTGATACAGCAACTGTAGGAGGAAACAGTATAATAGCGTCTATGCGTGAAGCACGGAATGCAAAGCGATTAGGTCTTACTGGAGCAGAATTAGATAATGATGTGAATCTTACATCTGATTTAGTATTACCGAGAGTAACCGGAGAAACATTAGGAAATTCTCCAATTGAAGGTTACAATAACTGTAGCAATTTAAGCAATGTACCTATCATAACAGGCGCGGCTACAGTCCCGGGAAGTCTAGCAGGATCTTCCCAAACAACGTTGATACCAGATAACCTTAGTATTCTTATTGAACCAGGTTGTGCTACGGTATTGACACCAACCGAAGCAATTGCTGATGTAGTATTGTGCAATTGTGACTGTTGGGAAAACTTATGATTAGTTAACAACTATCATAGTGCTGTTACTGGATAACATCCGGTAGAAAGGAATATATGAAGCACACCTTTTTCAGTTTCTTTAGAGTATATCTATTTGTACCTCTAATAATATTAAGTTTGTTTGTATCTACAAACAATACTAATTCAACTTTATTTGAAAAAATCTATAAGAAAGTAGATTTGGTTCAAGTCAAGTGTCTAGCAACTAACATTTTTCATGAGGCAAATAAAGAGCCAATACTAGGACAAGCCGCAGTCGCACGTGTAGTAGTTAATCGTGTCAATCATGGGTTTGCAAGCACCCCGTGTAAAGTTATTCATCAAGTTACTTATGTAGATAAGGGCTTAGATGAAAAGGTTAAAGTATGTCAATTTAGTTGGGTTTGTGAAGGCAAAGGTAAAGTGAATGAGCAAGACCCAAAATATCAACGTGCATTTCAAATTGCGTATGAAGTATTGGCATTAGACAAATACAAAGAAGTTGTACCTAAAACTACTTTATTCTTTCATAACTTAACCGTTGACCCGTTATGGCCTTATAAACAGGTTAAACAAATTGGTAATCATATTTTTTATAGCAAGAAGTAACAATCATTAATTTTTTAGGTAGTAACTCATTCTGTATATATAATAGATGAGTTACGAATTACAAGAACACTTTGACAAACTTAAGCCTGATTTAGGTACTACTGATACTAAATTTGGTGAAATTTGCGTATATAGGACTAATACTGATAGTGTTACAAGCACTGCTTTAATTGCATATGGGGAGTTATACAATGCTGAGTTGTATATGTTATCCGCATACTTAAAAGAAGAATCTATTTTTGTAGATATTGGTTCAAATATTGGATACCGATGCATCGGGATTACTGAATTAACTAAGTGCAAAGTATATGGGTTTGAACCCAATCCTGACCACTTTGTTTTATCAGCATTTAATTGTCAAGGTAAGCCAATTAAATTATTTCACTCTGCGCTTAGTAGCACAAAGGGTACAGTAAAATTGCCAAATGACATTGAAGTCCCTTGCAAGAAACTAGACGATATAACAGAAATAACTGAAAAAATAGATGCAATAAAGATCACAACCAATGGTTATGAATTTGAAATATTAAAAGGCTCATCTAAACTTATTAAGAAAGATAGACCAATCATAATGTATCATGCAATGGATATGACAATATGGTCTGAATGCTATGATTTTTTAAAAACTAAAAAATATAAACAGTATTGGGTAACATGTTTAACCAAACCAATTGGTGAAAACTTTAAAAAAGTCTCAGAAGATTTGTTTGGAAAAGCTGGCATTAGCAGTATCTTAGCTGTGCCTGAAGAAAAAATGCAACCAAACGATTTAGTTGAAGTATTAGCTGGGGAAGATTATTCTAGTACAGTACAACGTCTTGCAAATTACAAAATACTATTTTAAGCAGTAAAATGAAACATTTAAACATCACTGACAACCTTGAACGTTTGG